GACCTTCTCGTTCGACTCATCGGTGTCCGCGTTGGTCTGACGTGCCACCGCGGTGTGCTGTGTCACCTTCGGCCGATGGAACGTGCCGGTCGGCAACGGCTGCACACCAAGCGAACCGACGATCGGGCGGGCGGCGTCGATGAAGTTGATCACCGGGCCGACGATCGGGTCGGGGATCACCCCGGGGTTGTCGTCAGTGCGCTGGTGGTCGGCGTCGCGGTAGAACACCTCGAGCCGTTCCTGGGAGTCCCGGTTGCCGTTGTGGGCCTTGATCGACTCGACGAGGTACTCGCCGGCCGAACGGAACTCGACGAGCTCGTCATCGGCCTGACGGCGGACCTTGGTGAGTTCGCGGCTCACGTCGTTGGCGCGCTTGCGGGCTGAGGCGACCCGGTTGCGGGACTCGTACAGCGTGTCGAGCTGCTCCTCGCAGACCTCGATGCGCTTGCGGGCTTCGAGTGACTGCTCCTTCTCGGACTCGGTCAGGTCGCGCTCGTGGTCCTGTGCGGAACCGACGATGCCTTCCATCAGGGCGTTGCGTTCCTCGATCTCACGTTCGAGACGGAGGATCATTTGATCCGTGTGCGTGGACATGGGGGGTCGCCTCCTTGGGCGTAAGATGTGGTGGTTTCGGTGGCCCACTCGGCCAACGAGCACCCGCATCGCCCCACGCCATTCATCGGCGCGACCCTTGTTCAACGAGGGGGCGGTAGTGCTTGACGAGGCTCAGCTGGAAGCGCGGCGTGCGCTCATCCAGCCGAGGACTTCGTCGAGATTCGGTGTGATCAGCTTCGGTGCGGTAGCGGCGTTGATCATCCCTGTGGCGTCACGGACGTCGACCACACGTGAGTTCTCGTAGGCGGGATCCTCGACGAATCCGATGTGGCGCACGTACGCCTTGCGGATCCGGCGGCGCTGCTCTGACCGGTCGAGGCGCTGGTCGCCAGGATTCTTGAGCTGGAACGCCACCGAGGCGCTCAGCATGTCTTCGTCGGCCAGAGCCAGTGTCTCGTCGCCGAGCGGGGTCTGGGCGACTCGGATCTCCGTCAGGAGGCCTTCGTCGTGGTCGGGCCAGAACCGGAGCGCCTTGCCGAACGTGCGGTTCGTGTCGTGGCCGCGGTTGGCGCGGACGCGGTTCGGGCGCTTCTCGATACCGTTGAACGCGCCGCGCTCGAACGACTCCCGCCAGATCTCGCCGCGATATTCGACGATCGCCTCCTGCTCGTACGGCACGGCGATGATCGTCACGATCCGCTTCGCGAAGTCGACCGACGAGATGTCGGCCGCTCGGTACTCCGTGAGCGCACCCGTGACGGGCGTCTCGATGAGTGTGTTCGTGTCGCTCATGAGCGACCTCCTCCGGTCAGTGCTGCGGCGGCCACATCAGACGTGAACCGCTCCCTGTCTCGGATCTCCTGGACCGTGATGGCTGGCCCCGACTCGTCCTCGATCGCGTTGAGCTTGGCGTACGCCTCAACACGTTCGCCGAACGCCGGCTCGACATACTCGTCACGGTTCAACTCGATCGACTGGCCCCGCGGCAGCGCCCAGTTCGACAGCGCCTGCATCACCATCGCGACCGACGGTTTCAGCCCGGCACGCCAGTGGAAGTCGAACAAGCTCTCGGTCGTTGAGTACGTCATCGAATCGCCGCCCGACGGCAATCCGGCAAGGAACGGCGGCACGCCGCACAACACCGCGATCCGGGACTCAGAGAACTGGGCGATCTCGATCAGCGCCAGATCCTTCGCGTTGACGGTGTGTGTTTCGATCTTGGCGGCGTTGTCAACCACGGCCGGTTTGCCGAGGTTGTTGATCCGGGCGGCGTAGTACTGCTCACGCAGGTCCGTCGCCTCCTGGAACGACAACTCCTCGTCGCTGTAGATCGTGACCGGCGGAACACCGCCCTGAGATGCGATCTCGGCGATGTACTTGCCGAGCACCCCGGCAGCGACGATCCGGGCACCGGCGGACTCGAGCGGACCATGCCCACGGACGTCAGATGTCGTCGATTGGTAGCGAATGTGGAGGATGTGCTCTGAAACGTCCAAGCTTCCGATCCGGTAGCGCCGACGAGCGTCGAACATGTCGACCGTGACCGCCCACGGCGGAATCACCCGCATGTACATCGGGTAGCCGTCGGAGTGGTAGTTCGAGGCCATCACGAACGCCTCACCGAGTTGGAAATCCCAGAACAGCTGCTTCGCGAACTCGACCCACGACGTGTAAAACGCAGGGTCCGGGTTCGACATCCAGGGCAACGCCGGACGCACCGTGCCACCCGCAACCCGGTACGGAGGCATCGCCGCCAGTACCCTGGCGTTCAGATCGATACACGACCAGGCGGCGTCGACGAGCTTGCCAACCTGCGAGCCGTGGCCCCAACTCGGAACATCCCACGACGCCGGCCAACCCGACCAAGCCGACGGCAGAACCGACGGCAGCGACCGAGACTCGAAATCGTCGTCGAAGCCGACCAACTCGAACCCGTCAGGGTCACCGGGGTTGTACTGCGGCCCCACCGACGTCGGATCGGACACTGCGTCGTTTGTCGTGACGCCTTCGTGGTTCGGGGAGCCGAACAGCCAGGTCAGAAAGCTCATCGGCCCCTCCTCTCAGTACGCCCGCGGAACTCGGCGGCGTTGTTCCGCGACGCCGCCGAGTGCGACCGTCACTGCTTTCAGCGGGGTGATCTCGACCTCGCTGGACCGTTCAGCCCACACCGACGCACCAGCCTCCGTCGTCTTCAGCACGGCGTGGTGCAGGCACTTGTCGAGCGACCGTTGTCCGAGGTGGCGGAGACTCAGGTTGTTCACCGAGTCGATGAACTCACCCGTCGCTCGAGCCACCTCGTTGGTCGGCACCTCGGTCACCTCGACGCAGGCCTCGACGAGATCGTCGATCAGCGACGCCTCAGCGCTCGCCGTGGCGACACGCAACGGAATCGCACGCTTGGCGAACAGCGCCTTGGCCGCTGGAACGATCCAGGCGGTACCGGCCTCGTGGCGTGACCACTCGACGTGCATGAGGCCGTCAACGCGACGGCCAGCGATGCCGATACAAGCCCACTTGCGGTCAGGTGACACCGACAACGCCCAGGCGTGTTGAGAGTCGATGGACGAGTCTTCGTCGGCAAGTGCACCCCAGATGGCGGGGTCGATGACACCACCATCAGCCAACGGCTCGGGCTCCCAGATGCACAGGATCTCCCGACCGAACAGAGCACCCAACTCGTCCACGAGCGCCTCTGCGCCTTCCTCGGTCACCCACCGGCCCAAGCCGGGAATGGTCCGATACCAGACGTCACGGTCGAGCAGATCATCCGGCAGCGACGACACGATCCGACCGCCGACCAGCTGGATATCTTCGGCCGTCATCTCCGTGTAAGCCAGACGACCAGCAACACCGGACAGAGCGTCGCGACGAACACCCCACGCCACCGCCGACGTCGCCAACCCACCCGAGCCGGCGTACCACGTCTGAGAGTTCGCGTTGGCGAACTTCGACGGGCCCGACGCCGCTACATGCTCCCGACCGAGATGCTGCGCCTCGTCGTACACCAGCAGGCCGGCCTTCGCGAAACCACGACCCGAACCACCCGTACGGGCCCGATACTTGAGCCGTTGCCCGGTGAGGAGCTCGATGCCCTGCTCGCCGTTCGCGTACCGGATGCGCGCCACCTTGCGGCGCAGATCATCCCAGTTCTCGAACACTGCGACCAGGCGCAGGAACGACTCATTCGCCGTCGGGAACTCGTGGGCGGTGTGGATGATCAGTTGCGTGCCGAACAGCAGCAGGTGGGCCAACTCCCAAGCGGCGATCTTGTCGTTCTTGCCGGTCCCCTGGCGAGGTCCAAAGTCGCCGATCCGGGTGGCCGCCCACATCCCGTCGGCACGTTCACCGCCGGCTGCGCGCAACGTGATCTTCTGCGACTCGGCGAGCGGCTGACCATCAGCAACGCCATACGCGTCAGCTAGTTCGATTGCCTCCTCCGCGGCGGCGTGGCTGACCACGCCGGGAGGCAGATGCAGGATCGTCGGCTCCTGCGAGCCGAGCCTGACGTCGAGCTGCGATCTCATCAGCTGGCGTTCCCTCCTCGGCTCCGGCGCCCAGTTCCTCGAGCTCCCGGACCACCGCTCGGAGTTCACGCACCAGGCCAGCCGCCGACTCGCTGAACGCCGCCGACTCGCCGTCCTTGACGTTGCGCTGCAACAGCCGATCACCGTCGAGCGCCATCAGCAGCACCTCGCGTGCACGCTCCAAATCCTCGAGACGGGCCACCACAATCACCCCGATTTCGGACTAGAGAGAGGCGTCAGAGCC